CCACCAGCCGATAGTTCGTTGCCAGCGCCTCTTGCAGCGCCAGCTACGCCAGCACCAGCTATACGGGCTAGGACGCCTTCACCAAGGGTCTTGGCAACGCCTCCGGCTATCTTGCCTTCACCACCCAAGATCGCTCCACCGATGTTCGCAACACCGGATGAAATCGGATGGTCCTCAGCATATTTCGAAAGTGCATTCTGGAATCCGCCACGAGCCGCATTGTAAACATCTGACATCGGGATTTTCGAACCGTTCGGGTCCAATCTCGAAAGCAAAGCCTGTTCGCCACCAACCAGCATTGGGCCAAGACCCAACAGAACTGAGTTCGATCCGGTACCAAGCAAACCGGCAATGTACGAACCAGCGTCTTTGCTGTTGAAACGCTTGTCATAAGCGTCGTTATAAGCCTGTTGCAGTGGTGACAGAGGCTGTTGAGCCACACCACCAGACTCACGAATGGCCTTGGCGTCGTTCGGATCGTCAGCGGTAAAATGCGAAATATCAAAGCCAGTATCGGCCGTATTGTCAGGCGTGACAGCGGCTGTGGTTGGGGTTGTGTCAGCAACAAATTTCGAAGGATCGAAAGTGGTATCTTGTAGTGTATCTGCCATTTTCAATCCTTATTTGTATATGACTTGAGCGTTCTTTCCCAATCCTGCACCAACAACGAGAACGGGTTTGCCGTTATATTTACCGTGAGTAATTAGAGGGGCACCGGATATCGTAACCCCTTGAAGTGCTGGCATACCCCACACGCCAAGCTTGCCTTGTGCTGTGCTGTTCCAATACTGTTCGAAGTTGGAATATTTCTTCTGGTTCTTCGGATCAGCGTCATATTGAGCCATGGCATCCGAATATGCCTTCTCCAATTGCTTGGACGCGGCATACATCGCACCGTTATAAACGATGGATTGCTTCGGATCGTTCAGGCTGGAAACACCGGCTGACGCAGCTTCAAATTCTTTTTCGTTTCTGACACCGGAACCTTGGCTGAGAATTTGGCGGGTACCGTTGGCCAAATCTTGGTTCAGCAGGGTCACGTCAGATGCGTGTTTCTGAGCTTGCGGATTAAATGGCGCAATGAATGAAGCCAGCTTGTTGAGGTTGGCTGTTGTAGGACCGGCTGCATATTGCTGAGCCAAGCCTTTAATTTGCAGACCATTTTGTGTCTGTGTGGCCAACTGAGCGCGATAGCTTTGGTCAGTAACCTGAGCACGAACCTTGTTGTACTGATCGTTATCGGCTTGGACAGATGAGGCTTGAACCTGTGATGGAGCCACGCCAAAACCAGACTGTCCACCACCTGATTGACCACCTGACGATCTTGAAGAAGCTGGCCATTGAACATGCAAATGTGCACCCTCTGGCTTACCATTGGCGTTCAGGGTTCCGGCTTTTGTCTGGATAACAGTGACTTCGGGGAACTGAGATTTGATCTGTGCAGCACCTTCGGCAAGTGACATGCCTTGTGGCAAGGCGATATCGACGGCACGGCCTTCAAGGTGAGCCGAATTGGCGACACCACCAACACGCTTGTTGTCAGCTTCGCTTCGGGTTGCCGAAGTGATCCGAGATCCAGGTATAATGCTTCCGATGGCTTCCTGATAATTCGTGACTTGAAGGTTTTCGCCTTGGCCCTTTCTACGTTCATATTCAGCAGCCGTGACTTGTTCGTTTTGAGCCGAACCATCAGGTGCGGTTGATGTAACGCTGAACGGTGTGACCGATGACGCAATAGCCTTGGCATGTGGACCAAGATCACCATAAACACCGGGATTCTGTTCGACAGCCCTGATGGCATCAGCCTTGGACGCGAAGGTACGAACGCCCGATCCATCAGCATATGAAAGATCGGTTGTGCCGGAGGTATCGAGATTGACCAGATTGGTAGCCAACGTGTTACGTCCCGCCTGAACATCAGGCGAAGGTTCGTTCCAATAGCCCGGATGTTCGGCTTGATCCTTTTTGAAAGCCGCGAAGCTTTCGAACTGATGCTTGTGACCATCAGCCGCCGTTGCCAGATACTTTTCAGCATCTTGTTTGGCCGATGTTTCAGCCGCACCTTGATCCGGAGCCATAGTCTTTTCGGCCGTATCGATATTGCCGCTGTAATCGACGCCAGCCAGTTTCATCTTGGCGACGTAATCCTTGTACTCAGGTGACAGGTATGCACGAGCCTGAGCCTTTGACATGCCAGTCACAGGACTTGGAACCGTATCAGGGTCTTGTGGTACTTCGGCTGTAGCCGTGGCTGTTGATGCAGGGATGGCCGATGCAGCCTGTGGAGGTGCATCAGGATTTTGAGCAATGGCCTTCGTGGCGTCATAGGTGTTCGTATCTGGTGCCTGTGGAACCGATACGGTCTGATCTTGACCACCTTGAGCATAAGGACCGGTACCGTTCATGGCATGAACAGCATGGCCAACATGGCTGACGATCACGCCATTCAATGACGCATCGGAAATATCCGGCAATTCCTGCTTAATCACGTCATCGGAAACACCCATGTTCTGGTAGTGCTGAACAGCAGCTTGATAGGCTTGCTGACGCTGTGGCGAACCTTCTGGACCAGCAGCTTTGATGCTGTTGGCGGCTTGAACGACTTGCGTGTGGAACGATACCGAATCCGAGTTTGGAGCACCGGAATCGTTGCTATCGGTTTTAGAACCCGGAATATCTGGTAGGTTTTTTACAGAAACGCTGTTGTCAGAAGGCTTACCTTGAGCACTAGGGGCTTGTGTCTGTGACAATGCACCCTGCGATGCTGCATTCGGGGCTGGTGTACCTATACGCTTGCCGGAGCTATCGTAATTCAAAGGTGCCTGACTGAGGATGCTTTTCTTGATACCTGACAAAGCATAGTTTTGGAGGCTATCAATCATATTGGTTTGGCCAAGACCAACCAAAGCACCAGCAGCACGGTTCATGTCGTCCGGGTTAGACGGATCGACGTTTTGCAGAGCGTTTATATTATGAAAATCGGTTACAGTCTTTTGACCGGTTGCCACATCGTGTGCACCGAAATCTGCAATTTCTTTTGCGTCAGGTAGAATACCCGCCAAACTCATCATTTCAGCCATTCAAATACTCCTTATACAAACGCAGTGGCTGACGGTGCCATTGACGCATACGATGATGCTGTTGGGTTCTGGCCATACGAGCTAAGACCTTGGAATGCGTTCGAAATGCCTTGTGTCAGACCGCTAAGACCCGACTGACCTTGTGGGGTGCTCAAACCGGCAAGACCTTGTGTCAGGCCATTGAACCCACCAATTTGCTGCTGAGCCGCCAGAAGGTTTGCTTGGTTTTGAGAACCGGTGGCACCAAACAGGTTGCCTGAATATTGGCTGGCATACTGGCTACCGAGGCCACCCAACGTACCCGCTGCTGACAGACCCGTATTACCCAAGCCAGACAGCATGGATTCATAGCCAGCCAGTGAGTTACCGGCCTGACCTTGAGCGTAATTATTCAAGGCTTTGGCAGTTGCGCCGGAACCATATTGAGCCGCGTTTTGATAGGAAACGCCCTTCAAGCCTTGGTTCAGTTGGAAATTATAGTTTGTGCTGTTCAGGTAATTATTGAATGCGTCTTGAGCACCAGCCGCATTTCCACCGATACCAAGCAGACCAGCCAAAGCGTTCTGAGCATTTGTGCCGGTCTGAATGTATGGATTTAGGTTTTCCTGATTTGTATTATAGACGTTGGTTGCTACGTTATTGGCTTGCTGACCCGCTGCTGATGCGTTCTTCGCAGCTTTTGAGGCTGCGCTAGAACCGATTAGTGCGCTTCCAACTGATCCTGCTGTAGAAATTGCGGCTGCTGGCATGAAACTCCCTGATATTGTTTTCAGAGCAGTTTCAACACATCCATTCCGGACTTCGATTGCTCTAAAATAGCTGTGTCAATATTTATCGTCAGGGGGTTCAGACAGAGTATTTGAGCCGGTTCATAACCGCTTAAAGCGGCCCATTTATTATATAGAGCTATGCCTTTTACTGAGTTGCCTTCTTCACAACACATCATGGTCGCACCAACGAACTTGTCGTGAACTTCATCCTCCGGATGGTTTTCGTGGTCTAAGTTGGCTTCAATGAATTGGTGGAACTTTTGTCCTGTAATTTGGCATTCGTCTGAGTTGAGAAGCCAATCTTGGTATGTCATCGTGTAAAATTGTAGCCCGACAGTGTTATCACCCATTATGTAACAATTTTCACGACGATAAGTTGGTTTGAATTTGGCCAGTTCTGTGAAACGCTTGGCTGCTATGCTTCCATCAGGCACATACGTGCTTAGTTCAGTGCAATCTGTTGCGGTGAATAGGTACTTGAAACCTTCGGCCATCAAATCGACCATTGGCCTACCTCTGGCTGATTTCAGTGCAAGGGTATGGACCTTGTAGAAACCATTTCCCATGCTCTCAACCATGTATCCACCATCACCATTGTCGGTCAGAAGGCAGAAGTTTTTGATGTCTTCGCAGAACGTTGTGAAATCTAGTGGGCCATTACCACCAAGGAACGGTCTTACGTCAGGATGGTTTGCTATTTTATTGAATATATTTCCGTCTAATGTTCTAATCATTAGATCATTATACTACAGTTGCTATGGAAATTGCTATATTAATTACTGAATTTGCGTCTGCATTTGCTTGAAGTGATTGCCCCTCAAAGAGAACCTGACCATTCAAAGGTAGAACGTAGGTTTGACCGGCTGCTACGATGGCATTTGAGATAATTTGGTTTGTGGTTATGGCCTCATCTCCATCATTGACGCGATAGACGGATACCGTGTGTGCAATAACGTCCGTGTTCAAAACGGATGCCTTCATGATGGTAGCTTGAGCAAGCGTCTCCACCTGCACAACAACATCAGGTGTGTCCATCAGAACTACGTCTCGTGATTTTAGTGAAGTACCCATTTATTCTATCTCCTACGTCACATATTTATCGGTAGGGATGAATGTTGTGGGCTTATCGCTTCTTCCAATCGGTCTTAAGGAAGTCAACCAACGTTTCCAGCTTGTCGGAGTACTTCGTCAAACCTTCTTCGATCTTGTCATGGAGTTTCTTGTTTTCTTTGAATAGTGAGAAATTGATGTAACCTGAGATAAGGAAGAGAATTGCGAAAATCATTGCGATTTTGTCATCACCTATTGTCTTGAGTAGAAGGCTTGGCAAGTCGTCCATCGCGTATTTCTTTCCTTTTTTCTTGTTTTTCCATGAGTTGTTTTATCAACTGGCTGATTTCTTCACACGCTTTTTCGAAGCGTTCTTCTTTGGCTGTGCTTTGCATATTTATTGCTCTCCAACCGGTGTGAAGGTCCATATTTCTGACCAGTTGCCATCAATCAGTTCGACCGAAAGATTTGGCACCATATCGTCCTGCACCACACATGGAGCTTGCTGAACAAATACGCATCCCTCCGGCAAGCACGTTTCATCCAAACGGTCAGGAAAGCTGGTCATTGGAAATGCCGCTCTTGGGTTGATTGGGTATTGCAGAACTTCGTTCGTGTCGGGATTTATAAGCGCGAAAGCCATGACGATATTTATGCCGTATTGGGGTAAGCACCGGCTGGAACGGTGTAATCTGATGTGTATCTGGCAACGCCATTGGTCACGCGGAAATCATCGATATTCCCACACCAAGTCGTACCACCTGTGCCGGTCGATCCGGTCACATCTGACGTGGTTCTACGCCCGATGATCATGCCAGAAATGTCCAAGCTGGTGCTAAAAGATGCCGATGCCTGTAGCAATCCACTCATGAATAGATAGATCGTACCGGAAGACCTGACGATGCTGACCTGTTTCCAATAACCGTCACTCAAAATACCATCGGTCGATCTGAGAATTTCAGTCCCATTGTAGGTTATCGAGACACGACCTTTATTGGTACCGGTTAGGATAGACATTTCAAGAGACGTTGCCCCACATGAGAAGACATAAGCGGCTTTGACGTTTCCGTTTCTGATGGCCCACATATCAATCGTGAAATCACCGGTACTGAACGCATAGCCAGCGTTTGAAGGTAGCGTGATATTCGCACCCGTGGTTCCATAGCCGCTGTTCATCAAACCGGATGAAGCACCCCATCTTGGCGCTGTGGTGGACGTGACGGCCATGTTCGTCACACCGGCACTGATCGATCTGGAAATGGTCACAGCACTCGTGCTGCTATCGGTAAATGTCGTCCCGTTATTTGTCGCATTATCCATGTGCAACATGGTCACGACATTACCCCAATACGGATCAGAGGTGACAGTATTGGTTGGAACCACATAGTTAGGGAACGCGGTTGTTGGCGGTGTGAAATTGGCCGTGTACCGGCAAATGGGCGCGGTAAATCTAAAGTCAGCCATATAGCCGCTCAGGAAGGTGTTGGTTGCGAGGTCGCCACCTATCGTGCTTTGAACGCTTGGGATGTCTGTGTTGCTGCTGGTGCCGGTGCCATCAAGGACACCATTGACGAAGGTTCGCCATGTCGAACCTGACCGTGTGACCGCCACATGGTACCATTGACCGGTCGTGAAAAGACCGGACGTTGAAGTGGTCACAACAGTGCTGTTTTGGTACCAGACGTTTAGGCCAGCACCACCCGAATTAATTCTAATATAGCTCCCGACTGTTCCACCAGTACCGCCATCACCACGTCCGAAAACATATTGATCAGTGCTGGTGCTGGTCAGATACACCCACGATTCCCAAGTGAAATTTGCGTACATCGGGAAGGCATCATAGTTGGCGTAGTTAAGGCGTCTCACACCTCCAAAATTATAGCTGTAATTGGTGCCACCAAATGGGCTGTTCTGGATAAAAGTGTTCGCTCCACCAGTCGGCTTACTATTGTAAACCTGAGCACCAAACACGTTCCAAGTGGACCCTTCTGTCATGGGTTCACTGGCACGAGCACCGGTATTGGTCATGGCGTTATTCCAGTGAAATAGCGCTTGAACCCAATAGGCATATGGATCAGTAGCCGGTGCAGACGTGGCCTGTTGTTTCTTAAGGATCATCATGGCGAGTCACCTTAAGAATTCTGAGCAATAACGGTGGCTATCCAGCTTGTTCCACCGTCTGTGGAGAAGAAGCCGAAAGTGTCGAATTTACCGTTGGTGCTGGTCAGGGTTGGTGCTGTAGCAGACGGCCATTTCACAGATGCTGGCCATGTGACACTGTAGGCTGTGCCGTTCGGGGCAAGCTTAAACAGGAATTCGCAATAGCTACCTGATGGCAATGGATTCGAAATCGTCAGGGTCGTGATATTCGAGGTCAATGCGACGTTGAAAACCGCTGACTGTGAATTCGCAATATCGAGGGTGACGGCCGAAGCTGAGATGGTTGGAGCCGATACCAAGACTGGCTTAGCCGGTGTGTAGCCAACAGCATTTGCTACGTCTGATGATGACAGGTTCGCACCGGTCGTGACGCGGCCCTTCGCATCTACCGTTACCTTGGAATAGGTACCGGCTGTTACGCCGGAGTTCGCCAAGGCAAGAGTGATCGTTCCGCTTGTGGTGATCGGAGAGCCTGAAACGGTCAAGTCCGTGCTGGTCACGGCAACCGAAGTTACCGTTCCTGATCCACCACCCGATGTACCATTACTAATGGCTGTCACACGACCGTCAGCCCCTACCGTCACGGTCGTGAGGGTATATGTTCCGGCTGTTACGCCAGTATTCGGCAATGTACCATTCGATGCGGAAGTGATGCGGCCTTTGGAGTCCACTGTCAGATTTGCCAGTGTGTAGCTACCCGCCGAAACACCAGTATTTCCAAGGGTTAGGGCCAAAGCAGCCGTTTGGCTGGATACAGCCGGTGCATTCGCATCACCTGATATGGATACGGTTTGAATTGGACGGAAACCAAATAAATCATACGGGTCATTAAAGCCTTGGGTTACCGCAATGGCTTCGTAGCCAGAACCTGTATAGGATGGAACAATCCTTACCTTTACGACCATTTTCCCGCTAATGTACGGCGATGTTCCACTTGGTGTGGCCCAAGTTATTGGAATAGACGTGCTTGAAGTTGATGTAATGGTCCAAACTAGAGGAAATGGAGTTGAGCTATTATTGATGATAATAGTGTACTCGATTTCCTTCCCTGACGCTGCTGGTACGTTTATAATTGAGACTTGGTAGGTTGACGAATTCGACCTGTTCACATACAGGACCGACGCCGCGCTTCCGTCGAGGCTGATGCTGGTTATTGTACCGGAGGATGGGTTATCCGTTACAGCTTCCAAGGTATAGGAAGCTGCCAAAGACGTAGCTTGAGCGTTCGCAATCGCGGTTACTCTTCCCTTGGCGTCCACTGTCAATTTCGGGTTCGCATATGAACCGGCCGTAACACCAGAGTTTGCCAATTCGATGCTGATATTACCGCTTGTCGTGACAGGGGAATTGGCGACAGTCAGGCTGTTCGATGTCACCCCTACAGACGTGACTGTTCCCGATCCACCTGAACCATTTCCGGTGACCGTGATAACACCCGCGTTCCCAACCGTTCCGTTCGAAAGCGTGTAGTAAAGCGCGTTGTTGGACTGAACTTGGATAGAGGTCAGGCTGACACCATTCGTACCGGCGACACCCGCATTACCCTGAATACCCTGAGAACCAGCGTTCCCTTGGATACCTTGAGGGCCTTGGACGTAACCGACATTCGACGTGATGCCATTTGAGAATCCGATATTCAGATATCCCGATGTCAAAGTGGCGTTCGATATGCTGATACCGTTCGATCCGGCTGCACCCGCTGCACCTTGAACCTGACCGACATTGGCCGTGGCTGAGTTGGTGTAGGTGATGTTCAAATAGCCGTTGGTGATGGCTGTAGAGGCTACGCCAACTCCATTTGTACCGTTCGTTCCATTGATACCGTTTGCACCATTCTGGCCAGCATTTCCCTGAGCACCAGCAGGGCCAACAACATAGCCCACGTTGGATGTTGCACCATTGGAGAAGCCAAGGTTCAGGTAACCGGCTGTAAGGGTCGCATTGGTGATGCTGACACCGGCTACGCCGTTCGAACCCGGAGTACCAGGTGCTCCATCAGAACCAGCATTACCCTGTGCACCGGCTGGTCCAACGACATAACCGACATTGGCCACAACAGCATTGGAATAGGTAAGTGTCAGGTAGCCATTGGACAAGCCAGTAGCGACGACTCCAACCCCGTTGGAACCTGCTGTACCAGCGTTACCCTGCAAGCCCTGTGAACCGGCATTACCCTGAATACCCTGTGCACCTTGAACGTATCCCACGTTAGCTGTGGCACCATTCGAGTAGGTCAGATTCAGATAGCCAGATGAGATGGTGGCATTATCGATGCCTACGCCATTCGATCCATTCGAACCCGCATTACCTTGTGCACCAGCAGGACCGACAACATAGCCAAGATCGGCATAACCGCCGCTTGTCGTTGTGACGTACAAGTGTCCAAGCGTACCATGTGGATTGGTTGTTCCGGGCGTTCCGTCACCAATCCAGATATCCGCGATACCCTCACCATTGGTACCGTTGGTACCATCAGTTCCGGCTGGTCCTTGCCAGTCGATTGGTGTCTGGACTGTCCAACTGCCTTCGAATTTTGGACCGTAAATCTTGTATGTGGACGGGTCGATATCGACGTAGAAATCACCATCAACGCCGGTCGTCAGGTCATTCGGTGCACCACTTCCCCAAAGGACGGCTGTACCGTTTGCACCCGCAAAACCCTGAATACCTTGATCACCCTTTGCGCCGATGACGTAGCCGACATTGGCTACAGCCGAATTGGTGTAGGTGACATTCAGATAGCCGTTGGTGATCGAGGTGGACGCGATACCAACACCGTTGGAACCATTTACACCTGCATTACCTTGGGTTCCGGGTATCCCCTGGGCGCCATTGGCACCAACAACATACCCGACATTCGCCACAACGGTGTTCGTGTAGGTCATGATCAGATAGCCGTCAGAATTGACGTTCGCGGCTGCTACGCCGACGCCATCCACACCACCTCCACCGCCATTACCGGATACAGTTATGCGACCGGCATTCGCTGAAACGCCGTTTGAAAATCCTACGAAAAGATCGTTTTGAGCCGTGACAGTGACGTTGTAGATGGAAATACCATTGGCACCAGCTACGCCGTTAGAACCCGCATTACCTTGGATACCTTGGGAACCGGCATTCCCCTGAATACCTTGAATGCCCTGTTCACCTTGAGGTCCGACAACATAACCAACATTGGCTGTTGCCCCATTCGAGAAATCTAGGTTCAGGAATCCATTGGAAAGAGTAGCAGAGGTGAAGCCTACACCGTCGATACCATTAGCGCCGGAAGTACCATTGGAACCCGCGTTGCCTTGAAGACCTTGGATACCCTGAATACCTTGCTCACCTTGTGGACCAACCACGTATCCAACGTTGGCAACAGCCGCGTTCGAATATGTCAGATTCAGGTATCCATCGGACAATGTTGCCGATGTAATTCCGATACCATTTGAGCCGTTCAAACCATCCGTACCGTCAGCCCCATCAGGGCCTTGTACGTAGCCAACATTGGCTGTGACCGCATTGGTGTAGGTGACGTTCAGATAGCCGTCAGTGACCGTTACAGCGGCTATGCCGACGCCATTAGAACCGGTGCCGATATTGGCAACGTCATGAGCCAGTTGTGTCAGTGCTGCATTGGACGCCGGGACGTACCCCAAGCCCGAAACAATGGCATTATAGGTCACGATATCGCCACCAACAGCGTTCGCAACATACTCAGTCAGCAACCCGATAGACAGGCTTCTGGTGGCATAGACATCAAGTGCTACGTTGGATGAGATTTCGAACAGGTCACCATCTGAAACAGTGGTGGCGGGAGTCATTCCGCTTATCTTACCGTTGGCCATTTTTAATTCTCCTGTATCCGGAGAAGGCCGTTTTCGGTGTATCGTTGGGTCTCATCCTCTTGGATTCTAAGTGTTACGATTGATCCGAGCACATTCATGATAGCCGCCCACACGAATTCATCGGTGGCGACTTGCTTGCTGGTGTCGGTTGGAATTGGGTTTGTCGGGGCTGTAGGACGGCCTGTGAGAGCTACGTCAGCATAGTCGAGGGGGATTGAGCCAGTCAGGGCCAGAAACTCGCCCACGGACGTTCCTGTGACCGTCTGAGGGCTATCTGAGATATGGATGTGGAGACCGTCAGCAGGTGGAGGTGTATCGAACAGCAACGCATCGAACATCATGGCTTCGGCCGCGACATTTGAAGCGGCTTGCGCCTCACTAAGTGCAGCACCTGCCGTGGATTTTGCCTGAGCGACTGTCACCTGAACATTTTTGATATCTTGCTCAATAGCAGTCAGGTCACCTGAGTTACCATTTGTCGCACCAGCAAGGTTCTGAAAGTAACGACGCCATGGCAGCGAAAACGCCCCATCGGTTCCGAGAACTTTTACAGTTGTTGCAGGTAGATTTACGGTAGAATTCGAATTCGCCATGAGCATATTTATGGTCAGTGGCGGTTAAATCAGGGCTTCGTTGTAGCTTGCGCCTTCTATAGTTACGTTCACAGGGTCAGAAATCTTGAATTCGAAAAGACGGCCGGGTTGGCTCATGATTCCAAGTGATCGCCACACGGGTTTGTATTCGTAATGTGCGATGCCGCCGTAATCTCCGATAAGCCAATGGGAGAATGTACGGCCACCATCGTCCGAATACCGCATTTCAACTTTTGGATTCGGAACCGTCGAAGTGGCTACACCACGGACGCAATGTAGGCTGACGCTGGCACATTTTTGCTTGCCACCACCCGTCCAAATGGAGCCGGAGACAACAACCTGAATGTCTATTCCGTCATCGGTGTGATTGTTGACATCGAATACCCAAACCTTACCGTCTTTCGATGATCCAACGAAAATCTCAGCACCTTGACCGGCTGCATAAGAGCCGATGAACATGCCCGGATTCGTACTCGTGCCATTAAGGGTTCCCCACTGAGACCATTCCTGTGTCTGGCAATCATAGGCGTAGCTGTCATCGGTCAGAGGCAGGTTGATGACGAAATGAACATGACCTTCGATATTGCAGGTGAACGAAGTCACCAACGTGATGTCATCGGCATTCTGTCTGATGCGATCTTCGATAAATGACGTGGAAATGCGATTTGGAACCGTGCCGGTACGATAAACCGTGAAATCGTCGCCTATCCAAAACAGGGCATTATCAAGGTGACGGACGGATGCTTGTGACGAACAGCCACGGGCATAGGTCGATCCCTCTTGAAGCTGGAATGGGGCCTGAGCCGCACTCGTAATGTTTACGAAGCTCCAAAGCTCAGTCGTAGTGGATTTGAAGAAAAATAGCTGTTCGGCAAGAACCGCGATTTGGATGATGTTGTCAGGGGAAACCTGAGCATTCGCATAATCCAAGGCATTGATGGTTGTTGGATCACCGACGCTGGACCAGAAGAACTGGTTGCTGTTGACCACAGAGAAGATGAAAATATTATACAGGACCGCTACGCCGGAGAACTGAGGCAGGATCGATGTACCATCATCAAAGTACAGTTGGGTTTTCAGCTTAGTGCCATCGTAAATGTACAGACCACCACCTGAAACAACGACCAACAGACCATTTGCACCGGCAAATTGAGGGTTCTGCGAAAAGGCAACTTCACCAACTAGAGTGTCGTTCCTGTAGAGCCTTGAGCCGCTGATTGTGAACAAGTCGCCATTGAACAATCCCGGCTGCTGATAGGTAGCCAGAATTGGGCCTTCGCCAACGTTGTATTTCAACGTCAAGCCGGGTCTGGTGGTCCGAATATACTGAGACGGACCACCTTTTGTGATTTCAATATAGGCGTTCAACAGGCGAAGTTGGGGCAAATCCACACGGCTTCGACCGTAGTTGCCTAGCGACAACTCCAAATCGGGCACTAAAAGGCCCTCTTAGCGCTTGGTGAAGCCCGGAGCCTTTACAGCACCTGTGCCCTTGGCCGTCTGATGTGTCTCAACGACCTTTTCAGGGGTTTCCATCTGATAACCCTGAGCAAGAGCTTGGTGTTGACGGATGGTATTCTTTGGAGTTGGTGTAGTACCCGTAATCTTCATCATTGGGCTGGTTTTTTTAGTCATTGATGCACCTCAGCATTATTATTGTTATTTTTATTGCGAGTAGGTTTTTAGTTAGGTCCAAAGCCTACGATGTTCGTTGCGGTCGTGCCTGTTGACAGCACCTTGGAAACCATCACACGAAGATAGGTTCCGGCTGGTACGCTGGTAAAAGTGACCGTCTTAGGGTTTGCGGGGTCTTTTTGATGGAAAGGCTGAACAACAACGTTGCCGGTGCCACCAACATAAAGATAAAAATACGATATTATTGCAGTATCACTAGCTGTGACATTTTCTGCACTTGTTGTTATACCGATTGTGGAATTAAACGCCATTTACTGATACCTCTGAAAACTATCCAATATTTATCGCCAGAAGGGTCCGGACCCCTTCTTTCCCCACGGTCTGATAAAAACGGATGGTGGACGGTCAAAGTTCAGTAGTTTGCTGTACAGAGCCACGGCACGTTGTGTAATATAATCAGCACCTTGTGGGTCGATCATCGGTTGTGCGGAATCCGCAAGCAATCTGTCAGCCAAATTGTAAACAATGGCTTCGGTCCACTCGATAGGTGCATCCACGATATCTGATGGCTTCGTGACATCATAAACAGGTCTTGCGACTGTTACTTTCAACTGACCGCCGTATGTTGGAAGTGGCCAGACGTAGAACTGAGACGCCGATGTTTGCTTGTCGAAACAAATAACGCTTGGTCCGGAATCGGATTGCTGGTTCTTGTTCGGCAAGGTCATGTAATCCAGATAAGTGAAAATACCCATCGGACGTTCCGACTGATCAGGACCACTTCCGCCTTGCACAACCCAACGTGCTTCAAGCAAATCCAAGAATACTGTGGTTGGAATTATGGGCGTGCTAGGACTTCCTTGGCTGGCCAATACCGGAATGGTGATTTGTTCTCTACGCCACAGGTTCGTACCATCCGCTTGCCAGCCTTTCAGCATGGCATTCAGCACAAAAATGGCTTGATTCATTTGATCGGCATTGGGGGTGCCAGCCTCCGAAACGACGTTCAGCATACGATAGGCACGGGTGATCATCTGACCCGCGTTTTGATTAAAGGTCGTTGTGGTTGGAATAGTATTTGTCATGCTCCAACCTCCGATGCGACAGTCTTAATCATGCACGCCAAGCAAGCTGCACCACCAAGATTCAAAACATCGCCGGGAGGCATGATCACCAGTTCATCCCAGAACTGAAAATCCCATTCCATGGTGAGTGTCATGGAACCAAAACGGGTCATGTTGTCGGGCCAATAAATGGTGCCAATCGGTTGTTCTATTTTGCCGTCTTCGGTGTATCTCCAACAGTAAATGGTGAAGGTCAGTTCACCCTGACGTTCGTCATCAAGTAGCCTAAAGCTACTCAAGTTGACGCAACTTTGGTCGATACGGAAAGGCGTGCCGACAATGTAATTGACGGCCGGTTGATATTGCTCAATCGTATATGGGGTATAGGTGTGAATGTACGGATCACTTCCGCCACCGCCACCGCTGGCCATGTTCTGAGCTTCGATGTACATGGTTCCCGCACCTTCGCGGTCGAACACAAAAGCGTCTGTCGGGGCGTTTTCAGTAGCTTGTGGATACTGGCGAATACCTGGCATTTTCTTGTTTCCTTTTTTATGGTATTATTGGACCCACTGGTGGACCGATTGGTGGAAGCTCAGGTGCATTCGTCCTGAGTGATATGAAGCCATAACAGGCGATCTTGGCTTCATTGCTAAAGCTGACAGTTGTTTCTAAGGTCTGTGGACCAAAAACATTCGCGTTGTAGCCTGTATAGGCATATGGACCGCCGAATTGTTGGTATTGTCCGGTTACGAACCAAGTAAAACCAAGCTGAGCATTGATCCCAACATTATTTACTGTGAGCCAGTCAGCGTCATTTTGGCCAGACGTGAAGCCGATGAACACTTGGTAATCACCAGTCACATCGTAATCCAAAATGAAATCTTGGGAGTCTAGCTGTTGGTTAGACGTGAAGGTGGAGCCGCCAAAATCTTGGTTCCAATCTCCATTCGTATCACGGACATCATATGCGACAGTTCCACCAGAGTTTTCAGCATCCAAACAATATTCGAACGTCGAACCGGCATCTGCGTCAGTGATGTACTTATAGAATACTTCCATTCCATATGTGAAATTCG